ATCTCGTCAACGAGACCGGAGGAGAGCGATGACGTCAACGCCGTTCCCCGACCGCGAACTCTCACCGCGAGAGGTGCTCGAACACATCGGCCGGCTCAACCCGAATGATGAGCCGAACGACAACACGACCGAGCGCGGGCGACGGATCGTCCGCGAGTTCGCTGATGAGCTCGGGCCGGGCGGCGAGATGATCGTCCAGTCAAAGCGCATCCTCCGTGAAGTCGGCGTCGTGCCGCACGACGGCTCAGCAGATGCGCAGGACTCGCGCCGCGTCGGCTCTGTCATGGGATGCATCAATAAGGGATTGATCGACGACGCGGCACTCGCGCAGCTCGAGGTGACGCGATGGAAGGAGACGTCTGAGGTCGCCACCTGGAAGGTGCGCGTCCCTGATGACTGGCCGGAGGTGGGCGATGCCTGAGTACTCGCTTATCGACGTCTGTCCCGAGTGTGACGCGCCGAAGGTCGTCGAGCGACAGACGATGGAGCCGAGCTACCGCTGCCGCATCTGCACGGCGCGCTTCGAGGAGCCACGAACGCGTCGCTCGAAGCGCCACTCCGGTCGGACCGCAGACGACGACACGCCGATCGATGTGACTGTCTCACAGGTGCTCGAGGCGCTCGTGGCTATCCAGGACGCCGGCCAGTCGTTTGCTCGCTCGGCACAGATCGCCGACCACATCGACGATATGCGGGCGCAGGACGTCGGGACGCTGCTCTCGCACTATCTCGAGGGCGAGGCTGTCGAGCGCTGGCGTGACGGGGCGTCGGCAGTGCTCTGGCGCATCACGCTCGACGAGGACGTCGACCTCGAGGAGTTCACGCCAGCCGATGAGGTGTCAGCATGAGCACGAAGTACTCCACCGGCGAGCGGAGTCACGAGAGCCGCATCATCGAGACGGGGCGCGGCGACGTCGCGCTGACCGACCACTCGCTCCACCGCTGGCGCGAACGGACGCCGCATCAGTGTCCGGTCTCGGTTCAGCAGGCGTTTCGGCGGGGCGAGTGGATCCGCCACGCCGCCGTCGCCGGATCGCCGGGCGACCCGCGCGACCCCGAGATGGCCCGTGTCTACAAGCATCACGCAGCAGACGGTTCGGAATGGGGAGTCGTTTGGCTCGTCGACGAGGACGACGCTGAGGACCGCGTGCGCGACTACTCGGCCGGGCTCGTCGCGCTGACCTGCTGCGACTTCGAGACGATCGAGCACGGGCCCTCCCGTTCCTATCTCCACGGCCACGGCCCGCACGGAGGTGAGCGATGAGCGACGAGCACGTCATGGTCGACATCGAGACGCTCGGCACCGACCCCGGCGCGGCGATCGTGTCGATCGGCGCGGTCAGCTTCGACGCTGACGGACTCGACAGCCAGTTCTTCAAGAGCGTCGACGTCGAGTCGGCGCAGGCGGCCGGCCTCGCGATCGACGCCGAGACGCTCGGCTGGTGGCTTGAGCAGTCCGACGAAGCGCGCGAGCAGCTGTTCGGGGGTAACCAGCTGCGCGCGTGTCTCCGTCAGCTCTCCGAGTTCATCGGCGACCGCATCGTGTGGGCGTGTTCGCCGGCGTTCGACGTCGTCCTCCTCGAGGCCGCGTACGACGCCGTCGGTCTGGCGACGCCGTGGCGGTTCTACCGCTGTCGGGACTATCGCTCCATGCGCGAGCAGCTCGAGACGTGGCCCGACCGCGAGCAGTCGGGGACCGCGCACAACGCGCTCGATGACGCGGTCTTCCAGGCGGCCTGTCTCGTCGAGGCCGTCAACGACAGCGACGAGGTGACACTATGAGCGACGCGAGCGAACACTTTTTACCACGGGCGCAGAACGGCGGAGCACAGGCTACGAACACAACGAAACGGCGAGCCAGAACCCCTCGTGGTGCCAACACGAGGCAGCTCGCCGTCTTACCCAGCATGATTCAGTTCGCACCAGCGGCATATAGCCGTTACGACAGAGAGAGTATTGTCCAGAGACACATCCGCGACGCGATCGTCGGGTGGTCGGCGTGAGTAACGAGACCGCGACCGCCGAGTTGCATTACACGGACCTCGGCGACGCCGAGACGTTCGTGGAGTTGTGCCGGAGCCACGGCCTGCAGCGTTTGTGTCCATCTTGTTCCGCCGACGCCGGGCAAACGCACGGCTGGAAATCGCCAGGCACCGGTGTTGTGTTACTTACTGACTGCGACCCGACAGAGACGACCATCGAGAAAGGCAAGGAGCGCGATCCGGGGTACTGCTCATACACGACCATCCGCGGCCCCGTCGCGGCGGCGGAGGCGCTGTACCGGGATATTGTCGAGTCAGCGACATACATTAAAGGAGAATTTTCGCCGCTCACCACCGACGGCCGCGTAGTCGTCTCACTCGACGGCGCGCGTCGCGAGCGCGACGACGGCGAGGACGCGTGCGACTTCGAGTCTCTGTTCGAATGGCTTTGTCCGCCAACCCGAAAACCCGCATACGACCACGTCGCCGTGTCGATCCCCGGCAGTGACGCGGAGACGCTTCGAGAGTCCGGTTTTGACGGGGTCGCGGCCTTACCGTCCGGCGCAACGTACGGCAGCGGGGTGGAACGATGACTGAGTGGACAGAGAGGTGCCCGGCGTGTGACGTCACGCACGGGGACTGGACAGACCGCGGCACCGTCGCGAACTGCGACGGGCGCACGACGCTCGACCTGTGGACCTGCGAATTGTGTGGCTTCACCGTGGAGGGCGTCCGCCTATGAGCGGACCACTCGAAGAGGATCGCGCCGTCGCGAGCGGCGAGGAGTTCTACCCAGCCGTGCTGCGCGACCGTGAGTGGTGGATCAACTGGGTCCGGGCGCACCCGTTCGACGATAACGGCGATGTCGATGAGGACGCGACGCCGACCAAACAGCCAGTCGCACCGTACGATACCGGCCACGGGCGGCCGGTCCACTGGCACGCCGGCCTCGACGACGATGAACACCCGGCGACGGAGTTCGTTGACGTCATCAGGTGGGACGGGCTCAGTCTCGGTACCGACATCGAGACCCACGAGCGCGTTGTCTCCTCAGAGATCGGCATCGGCATCATCATCCCGGTCGGCGGCGGCGACGCCCGGCAGATCACGCTTCTCGACTGGGACGACGTTCGCGACCCGGAGTCGGGTGACATCCACCCGGTGTGTGCCGCCGCGCTCCGCCGCTGTGACGGCTACGCGGAGATCTCGCAGTCCGGCGAGGGCATCCACCAGTTCGTCTTCGGAGAGATACCGGGCGGTCTCTCGAAGTTCCTTCGGCACATCGACGACGAGCCGTTCGTCGGCGACTCGTTGCCGATGATCGAGATGTACAACTCGGGCCGCGTCTGCGCGATGACGGGCGACCACGTCGAGGGCACTGGTGAGGACGTCGTCGACGGCCAGGACATGATCGACGACCTCTGCCGAGAGTTCGGGCTCGCAGATAACAACTCGCCCGGTGTCCCGACCGACCCGTTCGGCCGGCGCGACGACCCCGACCGCGATGTGCCGAGCCACGAGGAGACCGCCGAGGCGATGCGCGAGGCCGTGGCGTACGACGGCGATGAGCCCGCGGAGTGGGACATCCCCGACGACGAGCCGGTTGAGTATCACGCTGTCCTCCGCGCTCGCGAGCGCTCTGACGAGCTCGTCGGCACGGCCAACTGGGAACTGCTCGGCTACGCCGCCGCGCTCGCGTATCATAACGACATCAGCCGTGAGCAGCTGCTCGCCGACCTCGAGGCGCACCCGACGCCACAGTACGGCTTCGATGCTGGCCGTGCGAAAAAGGAGATCCGCGGCGTCTGGCGGAAGGCCGAGAGCGGAAACCACGAACCGCCGGCGCGCAGGACACTTGTCAACCGCGGCATCCTGCCACAGGAGTACGACGAGGCGCGCGGATGGAGTCCATCGTACGACATCGTGGCCGAAGCTGAGGTGGTCGCGAGCGCTACAGACGGCGGCACTAAGCCAGCAGCAGGCGGTCAGAGCGGACTGAATCAGGGCACCTTCGACCGATTCAGCAGCGACGTCCGCGGCGCGATCGCCGCCGTTGAGGACGACGACGAGATGACACAGCGGACGGCACGGCACCGCATCGCCGAGGCGTTCGTCAACCACTACGACTTTGTCCAGCCCGAGGAGGAGGTCCGCGGCTGGCGCACCGTGCTATATGTGTACGACGACGACGCCGGCATCTACGAGCCGCGCGGGCGCGCGTTCGTCGAGAAGTACCTCGAGCGGGCAGCTGGCGACTTCGTCTCGAACCAGGTCGTCAACGAGGTCGCAGGGAAGATCGCGCGGATGACTACCGAGCGCGGTGCGCAGTTCGAGCGTGAGCCCGAGCGCATCGTCGTCGCGAATGGCGTCCTCGACCTCCACACTGGCGACCTCAACCCCTTCACGCCGACGGAGTACCACCGTACGAAACTCGATGTCGCGTGGAACCCAGACGCCGGCGACCCGACGGCGATCGACGACTTCCTCCACGACATCGTCGAGGACAGTGATGTGCCGACGCTCTACCGGCTCATCGCACACACAGTCTACAAGGAGTACGTGGGCGAGAAGGCGGCCATCCTCATCGGGTCCGGACAAAACGGGAAGTCGATGTTTCTCGACCTCATCGAGGAGTTCCTCGGCGGCCACAACGTCACCCATCGCGAACTGCAGGACTTCGATGATGATGGCTTCGCGGCGAATAACCTCGAAGGGAAGCTCGCGAACCTCGCGACCGAGATCGGCGAGCAGACGCTCAACGAGACGACGACGTTCAAGAAGCTCACCGGCCGTGATACGATGGACGCGCCCGTGAAGTTCGAGAAGCCCGTTACCTTCGAGAACTACGCCACGCTGATGTTCGCGACGAACGAGATGCCCGTGTTCGGCCAGGATAACCACGCCATCTGGCGGCGCTGGGTGTACGTCGACTTCCCGCACGAGTTCTCAGACAAGCCCGACACGAAGGACCCCATCCCGAAACAGGTACTTAAGCGACGGCTCACGCAGGACTCCGAGCTGCAGGCGCTACTCGTCCGGTGTCAGCGGGAGATTCAACGCTGGCACGATGACCACGACGAGGCCTGGTTCTCCGATGCGATGCCGCCCGAGGAGGTCCGAGATAAGATGAAAAAGGCCGCCGAGCCGATCTTCAACTTCGCGACGACGTGTCTCGAGGTCGGTGATGTCGACGAGACGTTTGTCGAGAAGTCCATCGTCCGCGCCGCGTACCGGGCGTACGCCGACGAGGAGGATCTCCCGACCATCCCCGAAAACGAGTTCGGGAAGCGCCTCGTCGATCTCCGTGACTTCCAAATCGAACCGACACAGCGGCGTATCGACGGCTCTCGCTGTCGCGTCTACGAGGGCATCGAACTCTCCGCGCGTGGCCGGCAGGTCCTTGGCCTCGACCGGCCCGATGAGAACCAGTCGCAGGTCGACGATTCCGAACAGGCGACGGCTGTCGTTATGGATGAGCTCCGCTCGATGGTCGAGCAGAACGAAAACCAGCCCGTGGCCCGCGAGGGTGTCGTCTGGCGCGTCGCCGGCGACATCGGAAAGGCCACCGCCGATCGCGCCCTCGAGTCGCTCATCGAGGCCGGTCGCGTCATGCAGGGCTCCGACGGCGTCCTTCCGACGCAGTAACAGTCTGCGGCTCACCTTCTCGCGCTCGCGCAGTTCTCGTAGCGCCAGTTGTATCATAATCCAGAGGTGTCACGGGGTGTCACGGGCTTCGGTTTCGCCCCCGTGACACCCCGAATCGCATGACGGCAGGGTTTTTTTCACGGGGTGTCACGGGCGTCACGGGCTTGGCACGTACCTATCGCACGCGCGCGAGGTTCTACACGGCAGAGGTAATGTATATATTATATGGTAGTAGTGCCGCGATACCCGTGACGCCTGTGACACCCTCTGAAAAAAAGTCCGCCGTCTTGCGATTCGGGGTGTCACGGGCTCGATGTCGATGCCTGTGACACCCCGTGACAGCTACGGTGTAGTATCTGTCACATCGTCACTTCGGGGCAAATGTTAACCGGCTGGAAGACGTAGCAGACGACAACGGGAGCCGCGCGAGCGGCGCGGGTGGCGTCCTCATCGTCACCCCGATACGACAAGCCGGAGAGACGGAGAGGCGCGGTGATTTTTGTCCATATGAAACACGAAGCGCCAGTCTATCACGAGAAGATCCTGCAGAGCGGCGACGTGTGCAACTCCTGTCTCCGCATCATCAAACAGGAGCGACTCGAGCCGACGCGGAACGGGCTCGACGATGAACTCGAGGCGATCTACGAGCGCGACCCGCGGACGACGGAGATCGCGTACGGGCCGGCGCGCTCGGCGTCGAACGTGAAGGGCTGCTTTTGCGACCGCTGTGGGACGGAGTCGGCCTACGATCGCATCTGGGATGACGAGCCGGACGACCGACTGGCCGAGAGCCGCGTGCGCGAGCTCGTGAAGGCGGCCATCCGCACGCTCGAGGTCAAAGGCGTGGACATCCATCGGTCAACGGTCGCCCGACACGCGCTGCAGCGTCGGCGCGACGGCGAACACGTCGACGAGGCGATCGGGCGGGCAGTTGAGGCGGCGATCGTGGCGGCGATGACAGCTGATGGCGGTGCGGACGGGGTCCAAAGCGCATGAGTGACTTCCCCGACCTAACGCCACGACAGCAGGACCTCATCGCCCGACTGCCGGCGTCGACACGAGCGCTGTCGGAGGAGATGGACATCGCGACGACGACGGTCGAGGGCCATCGCGAGGCCATCCAGGAGAAGGGCGTCGAGCTGGCGTACGACCGCGGTGCGAATCAGTGGTTTCTCGATGACGAGCGCGCGCCGAAGCTGCGACGCATCTCGACGAAACACAAGAACACGAAGACGCGCGAGGCGAACGAGCTCATAGAGGCGGAGGAGTCGGTGCTGCTGCGCCGACTCAAGCGGAGCGAGCCGCTGACGACTCCGCCGCGGGCGGAGCCGTCACACGAGACGTTCTGCTGTGTCCTCGGCGATCTCCACTTCGGCGACCTCGTCGAGACGGACGACGGGCGCGTCGTCTACGACATCGAGCAGGCGCGTGACGCGGTCGAGACGTTCGGCGAGCAGGCGCTCAAGATCCGCGAGATGCAGTCGGAGCTCGTCGACTTCGATGACTGCTACGTCTTTCTGCTCGGCGACATCGCGACCGGGATGGCCGTCTACGAGGGCCAGCATCGCGACATCCACGCGCACCTCGCCGACCAGGTGACGGAGTCGGTCGGCGTGCTCGACCAGCTGCTCCGCACGCTGGCGGACCACTTCGAGACGGTCCAGGTCCGGGCAGTGCTCGGGAACCACGGCACGGACCGCGCCTCGAGTGCTCGCGGCGCGAACACAGACCTCATCGTGTACCGCTGGCTCGACGACGTCCTGCGGCGCGCCGGCGTCGACAACATCAACATCGAGATCGCGGAGTCGACGCATCACCTGAACACGACGGTGCGCGACTGGCGCGTCCACGTTCGCCACGGCCAGGACGGCCAGCGGCACGTGGATAAGACGGCGGCCTCCGGACGCGACTGGCGCGGCTGGCGCGACGCGCATCGCTTCGACATCGCGCTCCGCGGCCACTGGCACGACCCGTCGGTCGATTATGTGCTCAACCGCTACCCGGTCATAACGGCCCCGAGTCCGAAGCCAGGCTCGGAGTTCATCGAGCGGATGGGCCACCCGGACGTCAGCCAGCGGAAGCATCTCGGCTGGGTGTTCGGCACGAGCGACGACCGCCGGACGACGTTCGAGTACCTCATCGACGATCAGTGACCATGATGTATCAGAACCCGACGGCCTCGCGAAAGTTCGACACGGACACGGTCCGCGTGTTCACGACCGATGGCGAGCCGGATGCGCTCGCCTTCTATGACCCGGCGTCGTCGAGCGCGTGGCTGTCGATGAACGACCCGCTGGACCTCCACGAGTGGCGATGAGGCGTGAGTCATGAGCGACGCACAACGCACGAACGCGCGCCCGTGGTACATCTCGAGCCGGCAGGTCGACGAGTACCGACAGACGCTCGAGAGCGACCGATCTGACTTATCGATGATAAAGACGCTCAAGATAGCGCGGTCGCTCCTCGTGAACGTCGGCATCATCGCGATCGGCGGCTACGGCATCGCCGCGGGCGGTGACCCGACGCTCATCGCGACACTCGCGTTGGCGGTGTTGGGCGGCTACAACGGCCTCGAGTTGAGCGATTATGCTGCGTTACTGCAGGCGTACCAGGAGGTCCAAAACGATGGGAAGTGACGGCTTCGACTCACCGCCACGGGCGGGCGAGGCTCCGGACGTGTGTCAGTTCAGCGGCTGTGATGACCGCCCGACACGCGTCGTCGGCTTCTGTAACCCCAGCGAATACGTCGTGTTCTGTCGCGAACACGCCGTTCAGCAGTTCGGACTTCCCGGTGCGAAGTCTGACTCCCGACTCCGACCATGACAGACCTTGAACTTCTTCTCCTCGGCGTCGGCCTCGGCGCGGTCCCGACGAGCGACCTGGCGCGGCTGACAGTAGCCGCACTCGCGAAGCGGCTCGGCGTCTCACCGAAGGAGATCCGGCGATTCAACGCGGCGACGGACGATGCGAGCGACTGAGCGTGGCGGCCAAATAACCCCATGGACGACGATGACCGCTGTCCAGCGACGAACAGAGACGGTGAGCGGTGCGGCCATCCGGCCGGCTGGGGCACCGATAACGACAGCGGGCCGTGCAAATTCCACGGCGGAGCGTCGACGGGTGCGCCTGAGGGAAACGGAAACGCGGAGACGCACGGGCTCCGTTCCGACCGCGAGAAGTGGTTCGAGCGACACCGTGACGATGCCTCGCCGCTCGTGAAGGCACTCGTCGAGAGCTACGTCGATGACGCGCCGTTCGGCTTCGAGAGCACGGCGAAAGTCGACCAGCTCTGCGAGGTCGCGATCGACCAGGCGCGACTCCGGCACGCGAATGAGTATCTGGATGAGTTCCTCACAGAGCAGGTAGTCGGCGTCTCGGAGAGCGGTGAGCCGATCGTGGAGCTCGAGGAGAATCCCGCGCATATGCCTCGCGACCGCATCAAGCGAACGAACGCGAAGATCCTGAAGGACCTCGGCGTGATGGACGACCCAGACTCGGCACAGGCGTCGGCGACGGCGACGCTCGCTGAGGTGATCGACGACGCATGAGTGTCGCACGAGCTGACTACGCCGGCGGCGTCGAGCTGCCGGAGCCACGAGACCACGGTGTCGACGTCTCGATCCACGACTTCGAGGGCCTCGAGGCGAGCGATGCGAAGCGACGGCTCGGCGAGCTGTCGCGCGCCGAGCGTATCGCGGTGCTGTTCGGCGTTGACCCGTTCGACTACCAGCGTGACCTCATCGACTACGTTGAGGAGGCGGCGACGCCGAAAGTCGCCATCCAGCCCGGCCGACAGGTCGGGAAGACACTCATCGGTGCGGCGCTCGCAGCTGACGAGATCGCGACGACGCCGGGCGAGGACGTCCTCATCGCCGCGCCGTTCCAGGAGACGGCGGACGAGATGATGCGCGAGGCGACGTCGCTGCTCGAGACGGCGGCGGAGCGGCTGGCGGCGATGGGCCTCTCGCTCGGTGTCGAGACCGAGAACAAACGGGAGTGGGCGTTCGACCACGGTGGTCGCCTGCTCTCGCGGACGCTCGGCGTCGACGGCGTCGGCCAGCGTGGGAAGAATCCCCGGTTCGTCATCGTCGACGAGGCGGCGTTCGCGCCGGACTCCGTGTTCGAGGATGTCATCGAGCCGTTCTTCACGACACACGACACGCACACGTTCGTTCTCACGAGCACGCCGGCGGGTGATGCCGGCTACTTCTTCGAGAAGTGTCGCCTCGACGACGACTGGTTCTCGCCGCGCTGGCCGACCGCGATCTCGCCGCTGGTCGACCCCGAGTGGCTCGCAGAGCGACAGCGGAAGGCCGACCCGCGGACGTGGCGGCAGGAGTATCTCGGCGAGTTCATCGGCTCGTCGGATCGCTTCTTCAGCCCGGAGCTCATCGATGACGCGACTGGCGACGCGGGCTTCGACGTCGACGACCTCGTCGCGGTCGGGGCTGACATCGCACGCGCCGGCGATGACCGGACGGCCATCGTCGGTGTCGACGCATCAGGCGCGGCGAAAGTGCTCGTCTCTGACGCCGACATGACGCTGACGGAGGCGAGCGGCGAGCTGGCCCGACTCTACGACCGGCACTCCCCGGCGACGATCGCTGTCGACGAGACCGGCCTCGGAGCGGGTGTCGTCGAGATGCTCGAGGACGAGGTCGGGGGGCGCGCTGTGGACGGTATCAAGTTCACGATCGACCGGAAACAGTCGCTCTACAACGGACTCAAGGCCGCGCTCGAGGCGGGCGACGTCTCTGTCGCGCATCATCCGCACCTCACGCGTGAGCTCAAGAAGCTGACCTACTCACTGACCGCCGGCGGGAAGACGAAGATCACACATCCAGACGGCGGTCACGACGACCACCCGGACGCGCTCGCGCTGGCCGTTGATGCGTTTAACGGCCCGGCGTCGAGCGACGATGTCCTCGCGTTTCAACTCTGACTCTGACCATGAGCGACGACACCTCACTGACGGCCCGGCTTCGACGGACAGTCGCCCGACTCGCGCCGACACAGGACGGCGACCCGTCGCCACAGGCGCGCGATGAGCGCCCGATAGCCATCGGCCGTGAGGAGCACACACAAGAGCCAGAGAAGGAGGACATCGAGCGGGCGACGGAAGAATACTACCAGAATCCGCTCATCCGCCAGCCGATCCGGAACTTCGCGGCTGACGTCACCGAGCCAGGCTACCGCGTCGACGTCTCGGTGCCGGACGGCGATGACGAGCCGACGGTGCCGAACGAGTACCGCTTCAGCGAGTTCCGCGGGATGGAGCTGTCAGACGCGCTCGAGAAGTGGCTGTCCGCCTGCGCCATCATCGGCGGCCGTTTCGACCGCGACTTTGCTGACCTCCTCGAGGACGTCCTGATCGACCTCCGCGGGCGACGCGGCACGGCGTTCGTCGAACACGCCTACGACGACCCGCGCGAGCGTGAGTACATCCTCGGACTCCGCGCGTTCAAGGCTGAGGAGACGACGGCGTATCATCGCTCGGGGAAGCGCATCCTGCTGCAGCCGGACGACCTCGAGATGGACTCTGAGACGGTCGCGATCAAGCCGGGGGGCGGCGATCAGACGCGGTTTGATGATGCGCCGCAAACGCCGGCCGGGCGGGCGGCGGCGTTCGTTCAGTTCGACGACATCCTCGGCTCGTTCGACGAGCGCGACGACATCCCGTTCGCGCTCGACGACGTCACGGTCATCTCGAACGACCCGGACACGGGCGCGATCTACGGCGAGCCGGACACACTCTCCATCATCAAGCGGTCGGAGCAGCTGCGCGAGATGTTCGCCGACACCGCGCAGGCGATCAAGGCGGTCGGCTACGGCCACTGGATCGTCCAGGTCGACACCGACGACGAGGATGAAGCGCGGACGCTGCTGGACTCGTTCGACCCGAGTGACCCCGAGCGCGTCAACGTCACGAACTACGCTGCCGAGACGCAGCAGTTCGACAGTGATGTCCCGTCGAACGTCGAGCAGATCCAGCAGCAGATTGAGTACATCCTCGCGGCGCTGCCGACGCCGCTGTATCGAGTTGGCTTCGCCGGCGACATCAACCGCGATGTGACGTCCGTCCAGCAGGACGACTATCGCGAGGAGGTGAGTCGTGAGCGCGATCGGCTCGAAAGCGCGTTCCACGATCTGCTCCACCAGAAGGCGCGCGAGTTCATGTTTGGCGACGCGAAAGCCGACCGGGACCTCGGCGTTGATGTCAGCCTCGTCATCGAGCCGCCGGAAGCGGAGAACCCACTCAACGATGAGAGCGTTGACCCCGAGGCGTTCAGCCAGCTGATGCAGGGACTCAAGGCCGCCGCGCCGGGTGGGGCCGTCGAGCAGCTCGTCCCGCCGCACGAGGTCCGGGAGACGTTCCTCGGACTGTCGCCGGAGCTACCGGACGCGCCCGACGCGGGGCCGGACGCGATGGCGTCACTGCCGAACGAGGCGGACGCGCGCGTGCGCGAGACGTTCCGTGATGCGTACCTCGCGACGCGCTACGGCGAGGGCGACGAGGTCGAAACGCCGAACGGCGTCGGCGTCGTGGTCGACGTCTTCACCAGCGACGACACCTTCGCCGGGCGCGCTGTCGAGGCCTCCTCGGACTCGCCGACGTACGTCGTCGCGACGGAAGGCGGCCGCCCGGCGTTCGACCTCTACTCGGCGAGCGACCTTGAGGCGACGACGATCGAGGTCGAGGGCGTTGAGGACGCGACCGACGCCGCCGCTGAGGCTGAGGCCATGATGGATACACACCTCGCCGAGGCGCGCACGGAGGCGGACACGATCGCGGAGCTCGGCGTGACCGACTGGGACTACCCGCGGAGCTGGCGGCAGTCGCCGACGCCGAACCGCGTCATCCTGCTGAAAGCGTGGGCCGGGATGAACGGCTCGTTCAGCGGCTGTCAGCGAGAGATGCGCGGCGAGATTGGGCGGACCGCGCCGTTCTGCGCTGCGATGAAAGACCGCGTCTTACTGACTGAGCAGTGGCGAGAGTGATGGGTCACGACCACACGCACACGCATGACGCGCGGCTGCGACAGCTGCGCGACCCGACGAACACGGAGTCGCTGCGACAGCGGCTCCTCCGTGAGTTTCGCCGGCGCTTCGAGCGCGTTCGCGGCGTCGTGCGCGAGGCGGTCGGCTACGAGGATGACGTCCTCCACCTGGCGCAGGACTCGCGGCTCGCCGATGCCGACGACGTGGAGCGCTTCCCGACGGATGGCGGGAAGACGCGGGCGTTCGTGACGTGGCTCCGCGAGAAACTCGACGCCGAAGTGCTCGAGCCGGCGGTCCGCCGCGAGGTGGAGAACGGCGAGCACTGGACGGCGACGTACATACGCGCGGCGTACGTCCAGGGCTGGGAGCAGGCACGCGAACGGCTGCAGAACGCCGGCGTCTCGACGGAGAACGTTGAGGACGTCCTCCGGCTCGGCGTGCCGACAGAACAGCTGCGTCGGCTTTACACGCGGACGTATGAACGCACTGAGTCCGTGACGAGTGAGGCTGCCCCGGCCGTGCGCGACGTGCTGACGACCGGGCTCGCCGAGGGCATCAACCCGAAGGAGATGGCGCGGCGGCTGACGAAGGAGCTCCGCACGATCCAGCGAACGCGTGCGGAAGTGCTGGCGCGAACGGAAGTGATCAACTCGTACTCGGAGGCGACGCTCGACCGCTACGAGCGGGCCGGCGTCGAGGGCGCGACCGTCTCCGGAGAGTTCGCGACGGCCGATGACGACCGCGTTTGCCCGATCTGCGAGGCTATCGAGGGCGCAGAGTTCGCGGCTGACGCGATGCGGACGGAGACGTTCGAGTTCGAGCCATCGTCGTCCGAACCCGACCACCTCGGCGGCGAGTATCCGGTGAAGCCGCCCGTGCATCCGCAGTGTCGGTGCGCGATCTTGCCGGTCATCGAGTGAGACTATGTCAACGACAACACTGACAGGACAGGTCGCCGGCCTCGCCGGTGACGACGAGCAGCTCATCAACGGCGTCGCGGTCGGCGTCGGCGACATCACCCGCGGGCTCTCCGGCGACCAGAAGGTCTGGACGGCCGAAGAGCTCCGCGCGGCCGCCTCGTCGCTCGAGGGGACGCCGGTCAACCCGCTCCACAGCGAGCAGACTGTCGGCGAGGTCGTCCGCGCCGGCTTCGACGCAGACCGTGGCGTCATCTACGAGGCCGCGCTCGACGACGCATCGCTGGCCGAGCAGGCGGCCGACGGCCATCTTGAGGTGTCCATCGAGGCGCGGCACGCTGACGGCGGTACCGTCGAGACGGACCGCGGCGAGGCGATGCTCGCGACGAACATCCAGTTCACCGGCCTCTCGCTGGTCCAGCGCGGCGCAGCACCTTCGGCGTCGGCGACGGCTGGCGAGGCGGCCGCACTCTCGGCGACGGCCATCCACGCCGCACTCGAGGAGGATGCGCCTGCTTCAACCGACGGCGACGCCGAAGACATCGAGATCAGCGACGAAGTGGAGGAAGGCCTTGAGAACAAGGTGGGCGAACACAACGAGGATGCGCCAGAGTCGAAACAGGTCACGCTCGGGATGCTCAAGAAGGTGTTCCGACGCGGCGCTGGCGCGTGGCTGAACTCGAACGCCGGCGCGACACAGCAGCAGTGGGCGTATGCCCGTGTGAACGCGTTCCTCGAGGACCTGATGGCCGACCGGCCGCTCAACGACGGGAACGACAACGACCTCGCGCCGGACGGCTACGACGTCGCCGAGAACGCCGGCCTCGTCGATGTCAACGGGACCGAGGTCGACATCGAGCCGCCGGAGCGCGTCATCAACGCCGTCGAGGCGGGGATGGAGGCGAAAGAGGAGTACGCCGACGACATCGGCGACTGCGGAACGGGCGTCGGTGAGGCGATGGGCGAGGCGATCGTCAGCGGCGACCTCACGCCGGAGATCCTCGTCAACGGCGGCGACATCGCCTCGAACTCGCCGGCGACGTACCTCGCGAGCCACGAGTCCGACGTCGACGCGGAGGGCGCGCCGACGACGTGGTCCGAGGAGGACTGGACGGGCGGCTGTGGAGAGGTTCAGCAGGCGCTCTGGGGCTTTCATCTCGACTGGTTCGAGGAGACGAAAGCCGAGATCGAGGCCGCGATGGAGGACTCCGAGATGGCATACAGCATGGACGAAGACGCGAACATGGCCGAGGTACCGGACGAGTACATCTTCGACAACCCCGGCGAGGCGGTCCAGAAAGCCGAGGAGATGGGCGTCGGCGACGACGAGGACCTCGCGGGCGACGAGATGGTCCATACCCACGGTGACGGCGAGGACACCGTCTTCATGCCCGGACCGACGCACGACGACCTGATGGAGATGCTCGAGGAGATGGACGAGCTGGCCGAGGCCGACCTGAAAGGCGTCGGCCCGGTCGAGTTCGACGACATCGGCGAGGGCGATCTCGACGAGTCGGAGATCCCGACCGAAGGCTTCGAGCCGCACTACCTGAACGCCGGCGACACGAAGTCCGACTCGTCGTTCCCGGTCGTCGACGCAGACGGCACACTGCGCCGTGGGAACGTCGACGCGGCGTGGAACCTACGCGGGCAGGGCGACCTCGGGATGCCCCGCGACGCCGCCGAGCGCGTCATGCGGTCGCTCGGGCGGGAGTTCGGCGAGCCGGGCACGGAGGCGAACCCGATCCCCGAGGAGGCGTATGAGAACGCCGAGATGGCGGCCAGCGACACCGATGACGCCATGAGCCCCAGCGCAGGGCAGGCCGAGGCCAGCGGCGAGCGCACCGACACACAGACGACAACCGACAACGCACACATGAGCGACACCGAAGAGGAGCTCCGCGCGCGGCTCTCCGAGAAGGAGGACCGCATCGCCGAGCTCGAAACCGAAGTCGAACAGCTCGAAGACGAGCGCGCCGACGTGGCGCGCGCCTACGCCGAGGCGCTCGCCGCTGGCGACTCCGTCTTCGACGAGGACGAACTCGTCGACAAGTTCACAGTCGCCGAACTGGCCGCGAAGTTTGACGCCGTCGAGGATGCAACCCTCGCCGACGTCGAGCCGGATGTCCAGTCGGGCGACTCCGACGAGCCACAGACCGCCTCGCTCTCCGACAGCGAGCAGGCGGAGGTGGCCGAACTGCGCTCCGCGATGGCCGACCTGGCCGGCTCGGAGACGCGACTCGCAGAGATCCAGCGCGAACAGCACGCCGAGCGCGTGGCGGAACTCACCGATGAGGACGTCGAGAGCGTCCTCGCGGAGGTCTAACACATGGCACTCAACCCAGGCGAAGAAGTCATCTCGGGCGTTGTGCTCGTATCCGTGGCCGCCGACGTGTCGGCCGGGACTGAGCTCGGCCCGTCAGCGACAGAAGGACAGCTCGCGAGCGGCAGCGGCGGCTACTCCGCGCTTACGGATGAGGGCGGCGCGGCCGGCCTCTCGACGAAAGAAACGATCCCGGCAGGCTACGCCGGCGTCCGCGTCAGCGGTCATATGCCGGTGACGTACGAGGCCGGGGAAGCCGTCTCGGCTGGCGACGTCGTCGGCCTCAACGGCGGCACGCTCGCGCTCGCAGACGACACGACCGACACGAACGCGGTCGGCGTCGTCGGCTACGGAGGCGGCGCTGACGCCGGCGACGAGTACGCCAGCGGCGAAGACGCACCCGTCCACATCATCGACTAATTCATGCCTCAGATCATCACTCAGGAGGCGGTCCGCGCACAGGTTGAAGAACGACTACAGGAGATGCTCGTCTTCCGCGAGGCGTTCCGCGATCTCGACGCGACCGGCATCAACTCCGATAACATCCGCGTCCCGAACCCCGAAGACGTGCTCGCCGAGCCGTCGGCCGTCGCGCCGACCGCGAGCTACCCGACGACGCGCGAGGAGTACACGAAGGTCCAGATCGACCGCGAGAAGTACGGCACTATCATCGAGGTGCCCGAGGAGGACGTGATGGACAACGTGTTCGACCTCGTCGCCGACCACGTCGACCTCGCGGCACAGGAGATGGCCGAGTTCCTCGACGGGCTGGCCTTCCAGGAGCTCTCGAACAACGTCGCCAGCGGCTCGCCGGTGGCCGACAACGCGAACGACGACCTCACCTACGACGACATCCAGGAGGGCGTCGCGACGCTCGAGGAGAACAACGCCACGCCGGACATGGCGTTCGTCGGCCCGCGCGGGAAGCAGGACATCCTCACGTACCTCGCGGAGCGAGGGACTGACCTCACCGACGAGGCCATCCAGACGGGGAGCTTCGGCACGATCGCCGGGCTCGACTTCATGTTCAGCACCGTCGGCGACCTCGACCTCCACAACGCGATCCTCGTCGACTCCGACCGCTACGGATACGAGGCGACTTTCACGCCGGTCGAGACCGAGGAGGACGACGACTTCGACACGGACACGCAGAAGTTCAAAATCCGCACGCGGAAGGGCTTCAAGGCCATCAAGCCTGAAGCTGCTGTCGAAGTCGAGGGCTGATCATGCCGAACGACCGCCGGCTTCGTGAAGCGCGAGCCGAGCGGCAGCGGCTTCGCATCATCGAGCTGCTGGAACGGCTCGCCGACGTCGACCCGCACGACCAGTGTCCGGAGTGTGGCCGCTTTTTCAAAGGCCTCGACCAGCACCGACCACACTGCGACGGGCTCGACTCATAACCCCGGTATCTTTCAATCATGTCAGTGACCCCGAGCGATGTCCGACGCGTGCTGCCGGACACAGAGCTGTCCGACGGCGATCTGCAGAGCGAGATCGGCGTCGCACGGCGGATGTACGAGCAGCGCATCGACGGCGAGTACGTCGAACAGCAGCAAAAAGACGATGTCGTGGAGCGACTGACGGCGCACCTCATCGCAGTCGGCCCCGAGCGCCAGGTCGACAGCGCCGGCGAGAGCGGCGGGAACGTCTCGTTCGCTGGCGAGACTGGCGAAGGGCTCCGCGCGACGACGCACGGCCAGGCCGCGATCCAGCTCGACCCGACCGGACAGCTGGACGGCGGCGAGGACGGTAGCAGCGACGACTTCACACTCTCACTATGACCGACCGCATCGCCGGTGCGCTCCGTCGCGTCCACAGCTCGGCGCTCGCGAACACATCGATAGACGTGTTCGAGCCCACAGAGTCGTACGACCCCGGCGACGGATTCACGGTGACGTACCCGGATGAGCCGTCGGCGACGTACCACGCGCGCGTCGTCTCGCCGGCAGCGCGCGCCGACCGCGACCGCGGTGGGACGACATCGGAGCTGGACGCCGTCGTCGTCGTCCGTGACGACACCGGCCAAACGTGGACGGACTTCACGGACGAACAGGAAGCGCCGGTCGAACTCGTCGACACGGCGGACGGGACGCGCTTCGAGGTGGAGCGCGTCGTCGACCCGCACAACGGCACGCTCGAACTCGAGGTGGCCGAGATATGAACATCGACCTCGGCCTCGACGGCATCGAAGCGGCCATCGAGGAGCTGGATGACCTGGAAGACGACGTCGAGACGATCACGACGTACACCGTCGGGACGGCGGTCGAATACTCGCTCTACCTTGAGTTCGGCACGTCGAAGATGGACGCGAAGCCGTTCTTCCGGCCAGCGCTCAACGAGATCCGCGCGCAAGGCGTCGAGGGCTTCATCGCACACAACACCCGGACGTCCGTCGCGGCGCTCGGCGACATCGACTCTGTGCTCCGCGCACTCGCGCTCGCTCTCGAGCGACGCATCAAGGAGATCATCACCGATAAGGGCCTCATCGACACCGGCACGCTGCGGGCGTCGGTCGTGGCCGTGCGCGGCGGTGATCCGACAAAACTCCCCGGTGAGAGCGAGTTCAGCGGCTTCGACTCCGACTCAACCGCGCCAGCGAGCGCCGGTCGTGCCGTCGCTGAGGAGCCTATCCAACTATGACACTCGAACTGCCCGCCCGCCCGGCACAGCACTTCATCGATGAGTTGTTACTGCCGGCGTGGGACGCGAGCGACGCCGTCGGTTACGACCCAGCGGCCGCGCCGGGGGCTGACGCGTTCCTCCCGGTCGCGACGTCGCTGTCGAACGTCGGTGCGGGCTATCCCTCGCTCGTCATCCAATATTCGAGTGAGACGACGCCCGGCGAGTCGACGTACGACTTCATGACCGCCCGCGGGCCGGGGCAGACGCGGCAGGGGACGCTCGTCGCCGTCGCGCGCGCCGAGAGTGAGGCCGGCGGCTATCGCGGCGACGCCGGCTTCGAGGCGCTCTCTGCCGAGGAGATCGTCGTCGCACTCGTCGATGAGGTGGAGCGCATCGCGGCGTCGAACGCGACCGGCGGCACCTCAGCGTTCGAGACGGTCGGCAGCCAGCGCGGCCCGGAAGCGCCGGATGACACGGACGTCTCGCCGCCGGTCCGGATCGCGAACTGCCAGATCGACTACAGCTACCTGCGAACACCATAACCATGAGCACGAACTCGCCCGTTGAGAGCGGGCTGCAGGCGATGCGCCACGAGTGGGTTGAGGAGACCGACGCGGGCGTGCCGCCATCTGACCCGGAGTGGAACCGTTACAGCGCCGAAATAGATGAGGTTAGCACCTCCATCGACGGCGCGAAAGATGCGACCGAGAGTCTCGGGAGCCGAGACGTCGTCGAGATGTATCGGGCCGCCGAGGAGGCCGAGCTGTCGGTGTCGTACGCACAGTACGACTTCCCGCTCGCCAGCGACGGCACGATCGCGGACCCGGTCGGCTACCCGATGCGACTGCCGAGCGGCGACTATCCATCGCTGACGCACGTCTCGCGACGCGAGGTGTCGGGCGGCGGGAAGCTCGGCGCTGGCTATCGCGAGTTCCTCGTCGTGCTCGGCGCGCGGCCGGTAGATGCGACGCTCGACGGCGACCCGAGCGCTGCGGAGGCGATCCCGCAAGAGCTCACGCTGCCAGCGGAGACCGCCCGGCC